TAGTTGCTTGAACTTTTAATATTTCACTTTCTGTCATAATTAAAGGTTCAGTCAAAATTTGTTCTTTTTCATTAGCACTTAAACTTACATTATTATCAATTACAAAAGCTGTTCCTGTTGAATTTGTTAATGTTGCTTTAACTACCGCTGCACTTCCTGCATCTTCCGCAACTAAAATAGATTTTACAATAGCACGAGAATTACTTGGCACAGTATACAAAGTTGTAACATTTGTATTTGTTAAACTTACTTTATCGTTTTTATATATATTTGCCATTATCCTAATCCTAACCAGGTAAATCTTTCCTGGTCCTCTTTCTGTTGTGTTAGGTATGTTGAGTTTAATTGTTCAATAATATTAGTTAATGCTTTGTTAATTTGTCTTTGGTTATCTTCACTATATTCTTTTTTAGGTTCTGGTAATCTTACTACTACTTTTGTCATTATCCTCTTCTTCCATCTGGTTGTAAGTCTACTTGAAACGTACCAAATCTCCACGATTCTCCGGCCGCTGTGTTTTCTATTTTAATACTCGCATAACGTCCTCTGGCCCTAGTATCAACTTTTGTTGTGCTTGATGTAATAGTAAAAGGACTCAATGCACTTGTAACAGAATTATCTGCAGGGAAATCTTTTACTGATATAGTCACTTGGTTATTGCCTACTAAAGTTTTAAAGTTTGGTAAAAATCTTCTCATGGCTAGAAATACTTCACTTTGATCTTTTTGTAAAGAAAAGCTAAAAGACTCTATAAAAGATGTTAAAGTAGTAGTGCTTCCGTCTGGATTAATTTGATCATTACCTGTTTCATGTTCAAAAAATACACTTTGTCCTAAACCATTTTGACCTATGATTTCTGGAAAACTACCGTTGCTTGAATTATTGTAAGCTGTAGCGTAAGGTTTTGGATATACTAATGAATCAATCCATGTAGTTCTAATTGAATTTGTATTTGTTCCTGTGTACCAATTACCCATAGGCAACTGTGCATTGTTTTGTCCGTAATTATAAACTACGTATCTATTATTAAAATCAGATCCTTGTGTTGGGTACCACCAAACAACTTCTGTAAATAAGTTATTAATGCCTGCACAAATTTGTTGACCTTTTGTTGTATCACAATCGTCATAAACATAATCTTCAACCGAACAAGGTAGTGTATTTACTGTACCATCAAAAGAGAAGAAACCATTATTACCCATCCAGTAAGCAACACCATCAATTTCTATAGCTGCATTTTTACCAATCAATCCACAGTTAGTACCAACTTGTTCAAAACCAAATGTAAAAGGTGCACCAACAAATTTCATTGTATACAATGCATTATCTGTCCACACTAGAATGTTTTCTTTTGCAACCAAACCTCCCATAATTTTTGTACCATCTTGTAATCTTTGTGTACCGGCAGTATTAGTTGCTTCTGGTGTGTATTCATTTATTTTTTCGTTTGTAGAAAATCTTATAAACATATCATCTTGTGTAGTTGGATCTCCAATAGTTGTTTCTGTTCCAAGATGAATTAAGTGACGTGTAGTTGGAGAAATTAAAGTTGTTCTTGTTGCCGTTGGATTGTCTGTAGTTTCAAAACTAGAAGTTGATGTTGATGCTCTTGTAGTTAATCTTGCCGCAATATCAGAGTTCCATGTAAAAGTTTTACCATTACCAATAGTTGCAACTAATACATCACCAAAATTACTTAATGACCAAAGACCAGGTTCAAGAATTATTGTTCCAGCATCTACTGCACTTCCATATCCAGAAAATTTTGTAGCATCGGTAACCGGATCACTACTTGAATGAGCTTGACCATTTGAAGTTCCAAAAGTTGCAGTTCCAAAAGCTCCTCTAGTAATACCTGTTAAAGTGTTTACACCTTTTCCAGTGTATGTAATTAATTCATTACCAACTGCTATAGTTCCTGTTGTTGGAAAACCTGTGTTTGATGTAACATTAATAACGGTCCCCGATCCACCAGTACCATTTGTGTCTGCGAGCAACGCTCCGTTTAAAGTAGTTTGTTGAGCTCCTTGAACAGTTCCACCGTATTGACCAATACCAAAACCATAACCATAAGATTGTGCGGCAGGACCAACAGGTTCATAAGGAATTACAGAACATGATCCGCCACCTGCGGCACCTGTTGTGGTTTGTGTTCCAGTAATAATTGCAACCAATGATGAAGTAACCCTAGTTACTTGAAATAGTTTATCTTCAAATGCAGCATCTGTTAAACCAATACCGCTTGGTACAGTGACACTATCTAATAAAATAATATCACCAGATTGTAAATTATGATTAGATGAAAATGTTAGAGATACTTCTTTTGTTGCATCTGCAGCAGACATAACAACACTTGAGATTGTAGATTTTACAGGAGTGATGTCATGAAGTTGTCCCTCAAAATACAAAAGTAAAAACTTATCTGTTCCTATTGCAACATAACGGTTACCTTCTTTATCAACAAAAGCATGTTGTTTTCTAGCTACACCTACAATCGTATCTGTTAAAAGAGATTGCCAACCACCAACTTTTTCTGGTAGTCCATATCTAAATCTTACGTTATCTGAATCTACCCAACGACCTTCTGCTCCAACAGCAGTGTCTTGTTTGTCAATTCCAGGAGCAAACTTAATTTTCGTAAGCATCTGTTACTCCTATGTAGTTTGGTTGTATACGTATTGCCAACCTTTGGTTGCGTTAGTGTAGTAAAGTTTAATCGATTGATTATTCGTGCTTAAAGTTAAATTAGAAGCAGCACCTCTAATAGGTTGACTATTTCTATTTACTGTAACATTGTTAGAACCAAATCCCCCAGCAGCCGAAGCATCCATAATACTAACTACATCGCCAGCGCTAGGTGAAGCAGGCAATGTAATTGTAACAGGGTTATTTTGTGTATCTATTAATAATACATCACCACTTACAGCAGTATAAGTTGTAATAGAAGATGAGTTAATAGCTAAATGTCCTTCTTGTCTTAAGGCTAAAGCTGTATTTGTACCATCTGATCTTACTATCAATGTTGATCCTACAGGCACTGGAACAGGACTCGATGATCCAGCTGTTTTGATATTTAATGTAAATTTACCTGCAGTAGTTCTATCTGTTGCATCTTCTATAATATAGATTCTAGTTGCTGCACCACCAGTTGTTGATGCAGGTACAATTAAACTAATGTTAGCAGTCATTGTGCCAGTTAATTTTAAATAAAGATTCTTACCATTCGCGGTCGCCGATCCATCAGCCAAACTTAATGTAACATCAGAACCTGATGTCATAGGTACTTCTACATAACCCGATGCTGCAGCTTGTAATATTTGTAAATTAGTATTAGTAATTGCACCCCATAGACCAGCTTTTTCACCGGTTGTGACTAGTTCTAATGATAAATCTGTTGAAAAAGTTGATGCCATATTAATAAGGTTTTATTGGTGTCCACACCATTGTTGCTCCTGGTATAATTTCATTCCAAGTTATAACTCCTGCGTTTCCTGTTGCTAGCGTTAATGGAACTTTAAGGTTCGTTACATTAGCTGTACCTGTTATTGTAACAGTTCCAGTCTTAATAGTCAACGCGTTTCCAACAGATGCAACATTAGCATTACCTGAAACAGTAACCTCTCCAGTTCCTAAAACTAAAGGAACTTTTAATCCTGTAACATTGACTGTTGTAGATAAGGTTACAGTTCCTGTGCCTAACGTTAATTTAGTTGGATCTGGATCTGCTACAGAAGAAGTTCCCGTAACAGTAAAAGGTCCTATAGTTGCAGTTAACCTATTTTTTTGCGCTATTACTGTAACGCTAGAAGCCGACGATATTGATGATATCGCTGTTTCGGCAAATGAAGCAAATCCAAAGAGCATGTTCTATGCTCCTGTCAGTGCTTTTATTTCAGCGTCGCTTAATCCTAGATCTTTAAGTTTTTGTTTACCTGAAGATTTATCTGTTTCTGTTTGTGTAGCTTCTTCTTCTCTAGCAGTTCTTTTTTCTTCTTCAGTAGGCATCTCTGCCATTTTAGTTTCTATGTCAGCTTTAGAAATAGGTGTTGTTCCTTCTAACCATTCTATTTCACAAGTGTTTATATCGTTTCCACTAACAGTAACTACTGCATTAGGATTTATTTCAAGTATTGCTTCTATAATCATTATCCTGCTATCTCCATAACTGTAATTGATGAAACTGGGCTGTTGTCTGATGATTCGTTAATATAAACTGTACCACTACTAAATTTTTTAAATTGACATTTATATGTGGTCGCTGACGTGGTGTTAGGTTCGTCAAGATTTGTTAAAGTTATTGTTCCATCAGTTTCTCTATTTGTATTATCTTCAGCGTCATAATAATTTAATCTTGATGAAGTAAGTTCTGTACTTCCTCTTACAAGATTATAAAAAGCGTTATTAGAAGTACTACTACTTTGTTGAGTTCTACAACTACACAAATTAGCAATTACATAAATTTTTGATGATGTTGATGATGGAGTTATTGTAACACTTAATCCAGTTATATCTACATAACTAGTGCTTGTACTAGACACTTGTCCAGATACTTCATCTGTTACAACTTGCAAAACCTTGCCTGGTGAAAAGCTAGTTGCACCTGTACCACCATTACCCGTAGGCAATGTTCCTGTAACCTGGCTTGTTAAATTTATGCCAGATATGTTTGTACTATTATTTGGTCCTAGTCTAGTTATCGCCATTATGCTCCCATCAACGCGTTAATTTCGTCGTCGTCCAATCCTAAATCTTTTAGCTTCTGTTTACCAGAGGCTTTTTTATCTATTGCTGCTTGTTCAGCATCTTTAATTTCTTGTATCTTTGCATTTACTTCTGCCTCTGTTGGCATTGTTGCGCCATCTTTAATAATCTTTATGTATTGATATTGCATACGTTCAGAGTTAGGAATTTTATTTTCATTATCATCGTGTGTTTTCCAACCATACCAATTATCATCATTAAAAGTTGCTAATGCTTCTTGTAAATAATCTCTATTCATTTTATGTGTCTCCTAATCTTTTAAATTGTGCACCAGTATAATTAATATTAGTATTGCCAATGTAAATAGTATTTGCATTAGCTCCAGCTGTTGTAAATTTAACTTTACAAAGCGATGTATTAGTTACATCAAATAAATAAGATGAGTAACCACCACCAAAGTAATTAGCAGCCGAAATGCTAGTAACAAATTCTGCAGCAATATTGTAAGATGAGTTGTTTGTTGTATTAGAAAGATAAATACCAATATAAGATGTTGCTCCAGGATTTTTCATATATGACCAAAAGTCTATTTGATAAATTCCTGTTGATGGAAAACTAAATATACCAGAACTTTCTGTCATTCCAGTTCCAATAAAACCTGGATTGTATGTATCATCTCTTTCCCAATTTGCAGTTATATCTGAATTTTGTGCTGTTTTGTTAGCAGTTATTCTCCAAGTATCTGCCATTGTAATTCCACTAACTAAAGCAGAACCATTATTCTGTAATGTCCCAATAATATTAGTAGTATCACCAGATGCACCGATAGTAATCGTGTTACTATTCTCGTTGATAATGTTATTACCGTCTACGTCTTGTATTGTGTCTACTTTTAAAATTGCTGTCATGTTATATTCCTATTAACTTGTATGCTCCAAAGTTAGTTAATCTTATGGTTGTATTTCCTTGTAAAACTATTTGACCACCACTAGAACTATCACCTTGTGCATAAGCTTCTAAATAATCGCTTGATCCATTCATATCAACAACAGTATTTATAACTGGAGTAGCACCTTCTCCATACTGATTATCAAAATTTGTTCTAGCTACTCCTATACTAGAACCATTTTTATAAAGAAATATAGCACACATTTGTAAATCATTTGCTGATGTATCAAATGTTGCTCTTGCATAAACAAAATATTTTCCAGCAGTAGTTGGAGTAAATCTATAATTAGATGAATTGTCATAACAACTATCTGTATCAAAAACTTCTGTGTTAGATGCAATTTTAACTATTGCGTCATCATTAATATTAGCATTAGCTGACAAATATGCTTCAAATGCTGGAGTCGATTTCATATCACTATTTAAAGTAATAGTTCCATTAGCCATATCAACAGTCTCTCCAGATTGACCAAGAGTAATCGTCCCTGATCCAGAGCTCGTTGTTATTGTTCCTACTTTTAAAATTCCGTCTGCCATTATGCGTTTTCCAATGCTGTTATTCTTGCTTCTAATTCTTGAATTGTTTTAACCAGTAAAG